CCAAGATTATTTGTGGCTGTTGTGTGAATCTCTGTACCATTTACTGTACCAGCAGTTAAATCACCATCTACATCTACTGCTTCATTATCCGTATCAACAACAAACACATCGCCACCATCGGCGTTTTTTCTAACCAAAAAGGCTTCTGTTGAAGTATTATCTATTGCAAAATCACCCTCAAGCAACTGGTCAACTGATAACGCTCCGCCACCCTCTACTACCATATCACCCGTTACGGTTAAATCGCCTGAGATTGTGCCGCCTTCAAGTCCAATATTTAACCTCTCATTGGCCTCGTCAAAAACTGCATTCAAAACCTGTTGCGCACTCTTAGCCCTTGAATCTATCTGGTCATCATTAGCTTCTCTAAATGCTTTGCATAATACCTGCTGAACTGAATATTTTCTGTCATCAGCCATTGTTATATCTCCTTATATTTTATTTTGTAAAAACATCTGTGGTTGAAGGCGAAACCTGAATCACCTTCAACCATATATCCTTATATGAGGCTATTAATCCCCAACTTCGGATTATTTGAAGTAGATAAATACCACGTGAGAACCGTCACCTGTTCCACTTGCCGATGTAATAACAAGGTCATTATCACCAGCCCCAAAAAGTGAAGCATCATCATCAAGTGTGGTCATACGTGCAATCTCATCTTCCGTTGCTGAACCCATTGCGTCTGTAACTGCGGTTGCATTGTTTTTTATCTGAATTGTTGCGTTGGCAGCCGCTTCATCACAGCGTACCATAGCATCAACAATCTCAAATGAAAAAGGTGTGTCAACAGTACAAGTTTCAGTATCAGCTAATGCTCCTGTAGTAACAATAATACAATTACCTACCACCTCAGCAGAGGCTCCACTATTTCCACCACTATTAACTACATCTAACGCAAACCCAGCACCTTCGCTTCTCCAATGTGTAATTGATTTCATTCCTGATCCTCCTTAACCTTCAAGCGTGGAAAAAATCAAGGAACTCTGGTTAATAGCTGTCAAATCATCGGCATTATGTGCAGCCGTTTGATTCTTATAAAACGCATCACCTGAAACTTCTCCCGCATCGCTTTCAGCTAAAAACTCAGCACGATTATAACCGTTAATCAACGCTCCACCAACTTCAACGGTGTTCTTATGATCATCAATTTCATTTGTAAAATGAAGATCGCTTGCAACTCCCTTACCAATAGCACTGTTACCAAATACAATAGCATTGTAAACACGAGCTGTACCCGATGCTAATGTAACCGCCGTTGGGTCAAATCTCTCAGAAGTTGTACTTCCGAAGAAATATCCAGCTTCATCCCACTCACGAACACCAACAATGTCTTCAAAAATCGCAAAACCACCGTAAAATCCCATCGCTCCTGAAAGTTCAGGAAGGTCAAGCATTTTACCCGTGTAAGCAGACCTTTGAGCGCTGTAATATTGACTGTCTTTCTGTAATGAAATTGCTTGTGCTGGATGTACCAACAGTACCCAAAATTTATGTCCACCTTTTGTCTGAATCTGCGGAATACGCAGTTCCATACATTTGAGACGTAAATCCAAGAGAGCAGCAGCATTAATATCCGAATCACAAGTAGCATTATTATCAACTGTCATGCCAATAGCATCATCTAATTGCGGATTGGTTTTAAACTTCTTCGCCGTGCCAATAGTCGTAACCACATCACCATCCAAAATATACCAGTTAGGATGATAGCGCCTTGCTAATCCAAGACCGTCATAAGATGTACCCAGCGATAAATTCGGTGAGACACCCTCATAAAAAGTCTGGAAAATAGCCTGGTTTTCCCATTTGGTAAACCATCTTGACAACTGCGGTTTCGCCTTTTCATAGAGTTTATAGATTTTCTGGCGCTGTTCACTCATTGAACCGGACTTCTTCATTACAGCTTTACGATATTGATTAACATAAGAGCGTAGCCAATACATAGATTGGTCTTCTCCAGTACCTTTTAATACCGTGTCGCCATAAACCGGACTGCCTGTCAATTCACGCAAGAAAGGAATGAGCATTTTATCTCGTCCCTCAGCGATATACTCATTCAGTATTTCAATAGGTTTACCAGAAGGCTGATAAACAGGATTCCCGTTATCATCCTTAGAAATATCTACATTTCCTGAATATTTAGCGAAGAAAGTATTGTACCATGTTTCCTTGGCAAGGAGTTTGTTCAGAATAGCAACATTCGCAATCCAACTTTGTGTTGATTCCATCTAAACGTTTCCTTTCAATTAAAAAATTACTTACTTGCTCGTGAGTATAAATCGTTTAGCTCTTCTGGAGTCATCTTATCCAACATTTTGTTCATTTCACGAGGCGATAAATCATGCAACCTTACAAGTTTTGCATTCTTACCACTTCCTTTTATGTCCACCTTAGTTGTCTTTTTACCCTCTGCATTCAAAATATCTTCACGAGCCTTTTTCTCACCAGACATTGTATAAAATTTCGTCAGTTTTTCGACCCCGTATTTATCAATGAGAGCTTTCTGATATGCCTGCTCATTGTACTTGCCGGAAACTAAATAATTTTCCGCAATGTCCGATAAATCCTCAAACGCATCATCCGACAACTCAATCCCAATATCCTTGAATTTGTCCTTCTGTTTTATCTTAAATTCCTGATTGTCCCTCGAATTAAGCTGTTGTTTGATTTGTTCATCCTGCCGTTTTTCAAGCCAGTCTGTTTCTAATTGCGTCACGATTTCCTGTTGCTTTGAATATTCCTCAGGGTCTATAACAGGGTCTATCCGGCTTAATTTCACCCGCTCACCCTTGAGTCCGACCTGTAACTCATTAGCACTTAACCGCTCACGCAACTCCTCAGTAGTCAGGCTCGCTTTTTCGGTCTGCTTTCGCAGTTTGCCAAGCGCTTCTCCCTGCTCTGTGATTTTCTTTGTGGCTTCTTGGTGCATCCTGGCAACTTCAGCAACACTCTTGTCCCTGTAAGCTGGCCCAAGATCATCTTCACCCTTTTCTTCGGAAACCTCTGATTTGCCCTTGCCGGTTTGCTCTGATTTATCAGAATCCAACTTCAGATTCTCAGCTTCGTCAGCAGAAGACTCATCCGCCTCCTGTTTCACAAATATTTCGCCGTCTTTCTCAACGATTAAATCTTCCTTCTCCTCAACTTCCTTCTCAGGCTGTTGTTTTGTTTCTTCTTCACTCATAATATCTCCCCTTTATTTTTTTTAGTTTGCCAGAGAAGTAGCTAATTCCCCTAACAAAAACCCGATTTTTATTTAATTATATGCTTTTTTTATCCTCTTTTTACTTGGATGCGCTGAATACCACATCCCATTGCAAATTGAAACCGCTTTTTCCTTAGTTTTTCCTTCTGCCTTCACAATAGGCACACATCTACGCATAAAACTTGATTGACTCTCTCCTTTATGCGGGGGTTTTGGCATTTTATTAAAAATCCTGTCCCAATTCCTGTCAAATTTTTCTCTATCTACAGGACGGTATCTATCCCCCTTCCCGCTCACTTCCCTTAGTATCTATTTTTTTAGCTTCCAACTGTAATTTTTCTTCATCAGTTATCATACCACGCTCTATCTTCATATTCTCCAGCGTTTGCTTGGTTTCTTCAAGCCTTTTAGCACTTTCCGTACTTTCTGCCTGCTGCTGAACCATATTATCAATGTATTCCAACATCTTGTCCACGCCTCTTATAGGCGCTATTGATACCAATGTCCGAACATCCACCAGCTGCGGATTTATTTGACCGATAACATTCGCAAGCGCCAGCATCTTCTCAAAATTCTCTTCCTTCGCTGTGATGTTGTCTTCGCCCTCATCTAACTCCACATACAATGAAGCGTTATAAACATTATTCAAAATTTTACCGCCATACGCCAGATTAACTACCTCATCAGCAAAAATACCGCCATCATTCTTAATTTTAATCACCCTATCATATTCAGAATAAACAAAACTAAAATTATCTACAAAATCTTTCGCTAACGTTTTTCTCAAATTACTCAAATTCTTGTAATAAGGGTTAATTGCTGCCGCCGCCCTCTCTATCTTCTTCTGAAACAATACACCGCTTTCACCACTTTTACCCACTTCACCCTTCATTCCCTCAGTGATTAAAGATAACCGATTCGCATAAAGTACGGAATTTTCTGTGTTGTTAAATATGTCTGGCGGTATCTGCCCTGGAGGCAATTGAAACGGCTTATTTATCGCATCCTTTAATGTGTATATCTGATTAGGCTGATTCCCTTTTGTTTTTAATTGCTTTATAACATCTTTTTCTTGCTGTGCAATAAAAATCCCCCCACTCAATAACTGCGTAACATAATCCCGTGCCTGACTCTTACCTTTATTTACATCATCCTGTACATCTAAAAGCAAATCCACCAGCGATGTTGCCTCGCTCACTTGTGTAGATAAATTGTAACTGAATACAGGAAATACATCGAAATTTGCTACAGGATTCCCCATATCTTCATCCATCACTACTAAATTATTAAAATAAGGTATTATTGTTGTTATATGTATCGCATCTTCCTCAAACTCCCGCAATTTTTTCAACTGCGGAAAACCCCGCTTCATCTCACGATATTCTTCGGGTGTTAAGTTTACATAATCCTGACCATCCCAGCACCGAAATACCCGTCTATACACCCTCTCCTGCATCTCTAAAATCTTATATCTATCATTTTCTTTATCATAATCCCGTGCTGAACCGCTTGAATACTCACTGTCTTTAAACCGCTTAAAATACATTCCCAGCGCATCCCACCATTTAATCTTAGAATCCTCTTTTACCATCTTTCCATAAGGAACTTCGTATTTCTCCTCTATAACATCCAGTGGCTCCCAACCCTCTTTAATTATCCATCTGCAATGTTTCAATTCATAATCATTCGTTTTTGCCTCTGGATCAAGATATACCCGCATATTATTTACAATATCATACTTATAATCCAAATACCCCTCTGCATTCTGTATAAATTTCCGTTCTATCCAACCCCCCATCTTCGTTATTAACGCATCTAAAAACGCCGACTGTAATTTTTCTTCTATGTCCATCTCATCATTCAACGCATTCCACCTGCCCTGAATAATATCCACCACATTTACACTATCTAACGTGGATGGCACAAATCTTGCACGCTTCCTGTTTAATTGCTCATTACCAATTAACGTAGATAAAATTGGCATAATTATATTATACTTTAATGTAGGCTTTTTATGTGTCTCTGCCGTTGCTTTGTCCGTTGAACTCCAGCTATCATTGTTTACATAACGCATTCCCTTTTCACTATCTTCCCGTGAATCAGCAAATGCCTGCTCACTATGACGATATGCCTTTAAAACTTTGTCTGCTATTGCTGAATCCCCCGTTCCACCACCGCCACCATAACCAGTGGTCTTATTGCCCTCATCTTCTAATGTCCACGATGTTGTACTATTCCACTCTGCTGATCTCATGCGCTCATCCAACTCCCTGAATAATCCCCCTGCTCTGCTTTCTCATGTAACTTATCTCGCCACCCCTTTTTCTTTGTCACCTCTTCAACTCTGCCACCAAATAATTTCATCACTCCATATCTTAACGCATCGTATGAATGATCCTCTCCATCCGTATCTACATCCTCTGGATCATTTAACTTACTCGGCAAAGCTGGAATGGTCTCTATAGAATACTCACAATTAGACGTAAACCTTATTCTTGGTACCCCCGCAACAGGTACACGCAACCCATCATATACAACCTTAGCACCCGCCTTCCTATCATTGTTACCCATTGTTAAAAATATCCCCTCATCATCATAAAACATCTTTGGACTGTATAATGTACCCTCTTTTTCGCTGTGCTTCGTCCTATATGCCGGGTCTGCTATGTCTAAATCAAAATCATCTGAACCCAAACCGTATCGCTCTAACGCTATTCTATTCACTAACTTAGCCTGCTCACTTGCCGCCAAACCCTTCTCTACTATCTCATCAAAAATAATTACATTACCATCATTATCCGCTGCCGCAAATAAACAAACAAACGCCTCTTTAGTACCATAATCATAAAACCTGTACAACTCATGCGTGTTCTTTGTAAAATGCTTTTTATACTTAAATTTATCCTCATCTATAACATGAGTACCTTCGTCCCACTTGTCAAAATACATCCCCTGAAAAACATCCCAACGTCCCTCTAACCACATTGCCCTCAACGTTGGATTTAATTTCTTCAACTCCCTAACATACTTCTTGTCATTCTCTAATAAACTCGGATTGTCAAATACTGTCGCTGGAATAAATTGATAACTAATGCCCTCCTCATCAATAAATGGCTCCGCCGACTTCATCGGCTGATAATGCACATCAAATTCCTTGTTATAATGCCTGTAACCAACTGGTATCGGCGCACACCTATCTACAAACTTCCGCTTGAGCCAGGTATGCCCAATGTTACCTGGATTACTCGTTAAACAAACCTGCGGCTTCAATGCCTTCGTCGAACTCCGCACACTCGTCGCTAACTCCTCAACCCAATCCTCTGGAAATTGATTCGCCTCATCAATCCCTAAAAAATGATAATTTCCACCAATGTAATTGTCCAACGCCTTCCTGTCCTGACAATGTACTAAATATACCTTAGCACCCGATGGGAACTGATAACAATGATTCCGCTCCAACCACTTTGCCCCATAAGGCTTGTATAACTTGTCACACTCCGGCTTTAAATTCCGCTCTAATTGCGGATATGTCCGCCTGACAAGTAATGCCATATATTCAGAATAATCTATGGAAACCTTCTCATAAACAATGTTTGGACGCTTACCCGCCTTCTTCAATACCTTAGCCTCACTACGCAATATAACCTTACCAGCATACTCGTAATGCCACTTCACAGGCATCAAAGCTGACTTCCAAGCAAGACTAAAACTCTTGCTCCCCCCCCTCGCTCCACCAAAAAATATCCAATCACAAGTAGAACGCAAAAATTCTACCTGCTTTCCTGGATGTGGTTTGATTAAATCCATTGTTATTTACATTATGTAAACTTAAATGTCAATGTATTCTAATATTATTTGACACTCTATACAAAATAAAAAAACAATCTGTTAAAATTTTTTTATTCTGTCCCCTGTAAATCTTCTCTCTTAACCAACCGGCATAACGTAAATACAGCAGCCCCCCTACTATAACCCGCAGGTACTTGAAATAATAAATCAACCTCCTGCACACCTAATACCCTGTATAATTCATCGTCTATCTCTATCGTCTTATCATCATACTCATGTAACTCCCCAGAAGGTATATCCACAACTAACCTGAATAAATCCCTATCAACATACTCCGATAATGCCCTACCCTCCCAATAACCACGATTCTCATATACCCACTTAACAACATCCATTGGATTATAATATATCTTCGACCTGCTTGCCCTCTTGTAAGGTAAACCCTTTTCCCTCCACATCTTAACTGTCATCCTCGTAACCCCATACTTCTTACAAATGTCCCCCGTTAAATATTTCTTTAACCTCATACTATTATCCTCTCTAATTGAGATTGAGTCTCATTCTCAACTTATATTATATATATATTAAATTAAATATATATAGTACTAGTGAGAAATTGATTATTATTAAGTTATGAAATTCTATTTTCATTTTTAGAATTGATAGAAATAGAACGCTTCCTCGTCGTGAAAAATTCTATTTCTAAAAATAGAAAAATTTGTAACCCAATTAATAATGGGTTTTGCCTCTTTTCCATAATCCATAATTTATACCTTTTTTAAAGAATTTACAAGACGATACCTTTTTCTCCGTTTTGTGTAAGCGTGGGATATATCGTATATGACACCGCCCGCCCCCGTTCCTGGGTGGGTGCGGTGCGGTGCGGTGACGATCTGCCGTTTCTTCGGGTACGGTGACGATCTCATGCGGGCATGAATGTTGTATTTGCGGTGAATTTGCGTGGCCTATGTTGTTTTATGATGTTGTTATTCTTGACACTTATGCTATACCACTCAACAATTTGGCTAATTTGTTGAGTGGTATAGCATAGCATAACAACGTGCCGAATAATCTTCGGTAACTACTTCAATTAACCGAATAATCTTCGGATATTGACTTACTACGCCTAAAATAATAAGCCATTCAGTCTTAAACACCGAAAAAAATTAGG